GCGACGTTCAGAAGTCCGACACCCCGGAGCCTACTGTTTCATTCCCTTGGCGATACCAACTCGCTGCGGTCGTAACCGGTATTGTCATCACATGCTTTCTCTTCGTTGCTCTGTCTGCTGCGAATGAGAGGATTCATATCGAGAATTTGAGAAACCAGGAGGCCTACGCACATGCAGACCGCAATTGAGACTACCAAGCAGGCGCCGGCCGTTCCTGCGCTTTCCGAAAGTGCAGCGATCATCCAGGTGATAGAGCGCGCCGCGATGAACCCGAGCGTCGACATTGACAAAATGGAACGCCTTTTGCAGATGCAAGAGCGGATCATGGAGCGCAATGCCAAGGCGGCTTATGCGGCTGCGTTTTCCGAGATGCAGCCAGAGTTGCCAGAGATCCCCGAGAACGGAAAGGGCCATAATAATGCGTCCTATGCCCTTTGGGAAGATATCAACGATCTGATCAAGCCGGTTATCGCCCGTCACGGCTTCGGCATCAGTTTCCAGACCGGCCGCGATGGCCCGAACATCACCGTCACCGCCATCCTGACACACAGGGAAGGTCACGGCGAGCAAACGACGATGATCCTGCCGGTTGACGCCAGCGGCTCAAAGAACGCTGTGCAGGCTGTCGGCTCGTCCACCAGCTACGGCAAGCGCTATACGGCTTCCGCATTGCTGAACCTGACATCTCGCCACGAAGACGACGACGGCAAAGCATCCGGCCCGGTAGACAGAACACCGCCTCCGTCCAAGTCGAGCATGTCGCTCAAGAAGAAGGACGAGAACGGCAAGGATTCTTGGGACCGGCTTGTTGATGAGCTGCGCAAGGATTTCCTCGACTGCAAAAGCACGATCGCTCTTGGAAAACTCCGCGGCGATTATCGCGAGAAGGCCCGCGAACAGCGTTGGCCGCGTGCATGGCTTGAAGCACTTGGAAACGAGTTCGACACGCACGAAGAGACCTTGGAGAAGGCAGAGAAGGCCAGCAAGGATAGCTACGGCAATCGCACGATCGACCTTAATGCCGACGAGGTGCCTTTCTGATGTCGGCAAAGCCCCTCTATTTTTTCACAAGCCGTACCAACCGGGGTCATAGGATGCCGATCCCGGTTGAGGTGCAATTGGAAGAAAAGTCAATGCAGATCCCGTTTTGCGGATGCCACATTTGGACGGGATCGCTGACGCCTAGGGGGTATGGCAAACTGTCGTTCGACAACGCCACGCTATTAGCACACCGCGTTTCTTGGGAAGTATCCAACAATACAAGAGTTCCTGACGGCATGTACGTTTGTCATCGATGCGATGTTCCGAGCTGCATCAATCCAGATCACCTTTTCGTCGGCACTGCGCGACAAAATAGTGCTGACATGGTGTCAAAAGGCCGGTCTTGCCGGGGCGCCAAACAGTCTCGATCAAAACTTTACGATCACAGTGTGAGACACATTCGTCGGACCGACATAGGGACGAAATACCTATCGGAAATGTACGAGGTTTCCATAACAACCATTAAACACATCAGGTCTGGAAAGGGGTGGCAGCATGTCAAAGAGGTCTGACGGCCCTGTATATGCATTTGTTAGGCAAGGAAATATTTTGAGGCCTGAGATGGAATACGACCTGCAGGCCCTGTTTGGGGTAGCCGAAGGTCAACGAGTTCGGGTCGAAGTCAAACAATGGCGCCGACTTTCCCGTCTCAGAGCCTATTGGGCCACGCTCCACGACTGCGTTCAAGCAACCGGCTGTGCACCTCACAAGGAAGCGCTCGACGCCTATCTGCGGCCCGCTGTGGGCCACTGTGACTTCATCCGCATGCCGAACGGATCATTCCAGGCTATCCCGCGCGCCATCAATACGAAGGACTGCGACGAGCCGGAAATGATTTCCTACTTCCTCGCGGTTGAGGAACGGCTTGCGAAGGACTTCGGCTTTGTCAGTGAACGGAGGATTGCAGCATGAACGAGCGGTCACCCTGCACTTATTGCAAAGGCCATGGCTGGAATTGGCAACTGCCGATCGGCATGAACGCATTCGCGATGAGGATGGAAGAAATTACGCAACGGTCTCGCAAGATCACCTGCCATTGCTGCCTTGGTGCAGGAACGGTCCAAGCCCCCGAGCAGTCATTCGGAGAAGACCGATGAGCACCGTGAAGAAGCTTGAGTGGATTGATTATCAGGACGGTGACTATCTGTCCTGCCGAGCACAGTCCGTTGCGGGAAGCTATGAAGTCTGGAGGCTGGACTACAAATCCCCGTTTATCTTGGAGGGGGTCGGCAAGAACGGGCGTGAGTCAACCGCATTCGAAACGATCGATGAAGCCAAAGCAGCGGCGCAGTCTCATTATGCCAGAATCATATTTTCGGCTCTAGAAATCCATGCCCTAGAAGTGAAGGGAACGTCATGAACACCGTTCAAACCTACCTCGCACGCAAGCCCAACGCCCGAGGCTCCAAGATAGCCGAACTACACCGGAGAGACGCGACAACGGCGCAGCTCATTTCCGAAGTTAACGACATGATCCGCCAGCAGCGCCAGAAGGCGGCAGCAAGCAAGCCTAGCCTTTTCCGTAGGCTGGTTATGGTGGTGAGGAGCCGATACAATGGCTGATCGTCCTATCTTATTCAGCGGCGCCATGGTGCGCGCCCTGCTCGCAGGCACGAAGACGCAGACGCGGCGCCAGATCAAGCCGCGCGGAAATCGGCCCAGCCTCTTCAATGGAGATTGGTCTGATTCCTATGTTCTCGATCCTGGTAACGAAATCTGGCGCAAGCAGGATATCCGAATCGAGATCGGAGATCGACTTTTGGTTCGGGAGACATGGCAGGGATTGTCATTCGGCGACTATACGCCCACCAAGAGCAGACAATGCGAAGTGCGGTACGCTGCCACGGACCCTTGTGCTGACCTTGATGCTGAAGCACGCGGCTATCCATGGCGCCCTTCAATCTTCATGCCGCGCTGGGCGTCTCGCCTCACGTTGGCGGTGACAGAAGTCCGCGTCGAGAGGCTTCAGGATATCAAGGAAGATGATGCGATCGCTGAAGGCGCGCGCCAATATTCCAGTTCGACAAGGCTTTCTAGGGCATTCAACGCAGACTGGAAAGGCATCTATCGCGAGGGCTACGCAGAGCTTTGGAACTCCATCAATGGCGATGGATCGTGGGAATCAAACCCTTGGGTGGTTGTTTACACCTTCCAAGTTCAGCACGGCAACATCGATCAGATTGAGAGGGCAGCATGAGCGGATTCCGCATAGCCCACGCCTCCCCAGATCCGACGCCGAAGAAGCGGCCAGCAAAACGTGCCAGTTACCTTAAATTCCTGCACGAATTGCCATGCTGCATTACCGGCAGGACCGGCGTCCAGGCTGCTCACGTCTCGTTCTCCGCCCCCTGGTATGGATCGTATGGACGAGGCAGAGGAACGAAGGTTCCCGACCGGTTCGCACTTCCTCTCTGTGCCGAGGAACATGACCTGCAGCATTCCTGCAAGCTTGGCTCTGAGAGCGATTATTGGGACGCCAAGGGTATCAATCCCCATGAGTTGGCAAATACGCTCTGGGGTCTGTTCTGCGACTATGACGAGTACGAGGCAATCGAGCGCTGCACCGCGCGGATTAGGCAGGGGATTAAGTGATGCAGGTCACCAAGGAAATGATCGACAAGGCCACCGCCGCAATCGATGTGTTCCCGTACAACACATTGCCGGATGGCTGGATACACCGGAGCATTGCCGAGGTTGCCCTCTCCGCCGCCCTCTCAAGCCGAGAGGTGACGGAAGAGCCGGTAGCGTGGCTACCGAAGCGGAGATGGGAGCGGATGACGGCTGCCGAACCATGGCTGACGAATATCATCTATTCCGAGGATCAGAGTAAATTCTTCGAATGCGTCCCGCTCTACGCCAGCCCCTTACCTCTCCCAAGCGAGGAGAAGATGAGAGAGGCGCTGGAACGGTCGATGGTCGCGATTGACGACTGGCTTCACGTCTATGCCGAGGATGAATGCAGGCCGGAAGATGTGGCGGCGTCCAGGGCTCGCCTGAATGAACATGGCACGCTCGCCTATATCGCTGAGGTTCAAGCCGCGAACCGTGCCGCCCTCTCCGAAATGGAACATGGGAAGGTGACGGAATAATGCCAAAGCCTCTCGACATAACGCAAAGGCAGGTTACGGCGCTGATGAAGGCTGCCAAGGCAACCGGCTGTGCTGTCGAGTACGAATTGTCAACCGGCGTTATCAGAATTCTCCCTGATATACCCGTTTCGCGCCCGCAGAAAAATAAACCGCTGGACATCAAGTTCGAAGGGCACTTTTGATGCGGAATGCCGAAGCACACAAAATACCCGTTTCTTCACCATGAGAAGACGCGCCATGGTAAATTCGTCTGGTATTTTAGGAAGCCAGGCGAGCCACGGATTCGACTTCCGAATGACTATGGAAGCGATGGTTTCTGGGAAGCCTACCATGCGGCCTATTCGGGCCACCATACCCCGGACAGGAATGACCTGAAGGAATACACCTTTGCGTGGCTCGTTCAGGAGTACATGCAAAGCTCACGCTGGAAATCCTTGGCGAAAAGCACGCAGGAAATGCGCAGAAGGATTCTTGAGGGTATGCTCGCCACGGCGAAGGGCGATATTCGGGCCGTGACAAAATCGCATATTCAGAAGGGTTTGGATGCCCGCGCCAAAACGCCGCACGCCGCGAACAACTACCTGAAGACGATGAGACAGATGTTTGCATGGGCAGTCGAGCGCGATTTCCTTGAAGAGAATGTCGTCGCCAAGGTCAAGAAACTCCCTGACGAAACGGACGGGCATCACGTCTGGACCGTCGAAGAGGTGAAGAGATTTCAGAAAAAGTGGGGGCTTGGGACCAGAGAGCGCGTTGCAATGGACTTGCTGCTCTATACCGGTCTACGGCGCGCCGACGCTGTTCTTGTCGGGCCTAAAGACATTGAGGACGAATTGCTCGTGCTCAAGACGAAGAAGACGGGAACGCCTGTCTATATCCCGATTCTACCGGTTCTGCGCACCACGCTTGATGCAGGGCCGATCGGGGAAACATTCATTACGGGGGAACGTGGCAGGGCTCGCGTCTCCGAAGGATTCGGGACTTGGTTTGCGATTGCCTGCAAAGCAGCGAAAGTTCCAGGCAGAGCGCATGGGCTGCGAAAAGCCGGAGCTACTTTGGCCGCAGAAAATGGCGCGACCCCTCACGAATTGTCAGCTTTGTTCGGCTGGACGAATACGAGAATGGCCGAAATCTACACTCGCGAGGCCGATAGAAAGAAGCTTGCGAGGAGTGCAATGGATAAAATGGGCGCTCGCACCGGGGTAAAAAGTGCGGATAACGACATTGAAAAATAAGCGTTTTTTAGTGTGAGTGGTGACCCCTGCAGGATAGCCAAAAGCGACAGAAAGTGTATAATAATCAATGGCTGATACCCGCACCTTCTATGTTGAGAACCCCATTGTACGGGTTAGGTTTTTTGGGGTCGCCCGCACCTAATCTCGGAGCCTAAGGCCTAACGATCGGCATCCGATACGCTGATTTATTGGCCCTACCCTGCGAGTCATCGAACTTACTGGAAAGAACCTGGACCTGAGTTGCGACCTTTCCTACATTGTCAATTACCTGGTCTAGCTTGCCGCCGAACGATTCCACGACGCGATCGATACGCTTTCCGACTTCTGCGACACTGGTCTTGTTCTCTGTGATCTGCTCCAGCATGCGGGACTGCTGAAATTGAAGGGGCTGGATCTGCCCTATCTGGGTATTCATGCCGTCCATTGCCGTCTGATAGGATTTCTGCCGGTCCTTCCTATCGTCTGCCTCGACATCGAAGCGCTTGGACATCTCGATTTGCTTGTCGCGAAGATCGCCAACATCTCGATTTAGGCTGATCCAGACACCCCCGAGGATGAAGGCATTCACCAGCGCCCCGGCTATGATGGCGCTGAAGTGAACCGGGTTGATCTTTGGCTTCTCGATCTCGATCTGCATAACGTTGTCCTCTGCCGCCATTCTATAGAGCCTTGCTGTCCGTCATTAACCGAGAGGAAACCGATAGACCGCCATACTATCGGCAGGCCTTTCGCGATCCAGTGAATTGCGATTTGGCTAGGTCCGGCATCCCGCTCGTAACGGGGTGTCGGGCCGCTTGCTTTTGGTGGGGTGGGTCAGCCACATAAGTGATTGGGGCGGGTGGTACTAGGTCACGGTCCAAGTGCCATTGACCGCCGTGGCTACCCACTCGGTTGAATTGATAGCAAGGATTGTCACGGTATTGCCGATTGTCGTTGATTCGATGAAGCCAGCGGCGGCAGAGACAGACGCGGCAATCCTGATTGTACAACCTGTCGCAGCCGTCACGCGCAAGCCGTCAACGTCCTGCACGATGTATGTGTACTCGCAACCGAGATACGGCGTCGGAAGCGTAAATACGGGCTTTGAGGTTGCCCCCTCGTTCGTGAAGACCTCCCCTGCTTGTTCCGGCTTAACTGTCAGGTTCGCAGTCTGATGATTGACTATTGCCGACGCAAGCAACGGAGCGTTACGCACATTTGCTCTTGCCGCCTGAAGAAGCGCGATATTGATGACCCCCGCCGCCTTCACAAGCGTGTTGCCTACCTTCGTTTCGTGCGTGCCGTCTCCGGTCGCGTAGAAGGCTGTGCCATCGACAATCCACCCTTTGCCGCCAGTAATGGCAGTTTCCAGAACGCCAGCAACGTCAAAGCATCCGGCAAATCCCGTAGGGACAGCCCGTCGTGCCGCGTTCTCTGTCTCGCGGACGGTTTCCTTTCCGGCTGACGGAATTGCTTGATTTGCAGTCGTTGCCCAACTATCCGTCGATGTCGTCAGGGGCGTGATTGTCTGCAGATATACCGGCTTTCCGGGAGGGACAAGTTTAAGGATGGCGTTTCTGTCATTCGCGACAAGCGTGCTCGATTTTCCAGCGCTTACGTCATTGATACCATACTCATAGATCACGGACGTTACGTGCTTTAGGAGTTCAAGGCGCCACTTGTTTGTAGCCCTGAACGACGCGGCGGTATCGCCACGAACGCCAATATTGATATACGGGAGATCATCACCAATAGCCCGCTCCGCCGTTCCTGTGAGGCCATTTGTTGCCATGTCTGGCGTATCGTTCGGAGCGATATTGCCGCCAACTATGCGGCTGTCACCAACCAGCCCAACGGATGGCTTGGTCGTATACGCGATGATGGCAGACGGCAGGACGATTGAAGTTGTGCTGGTAGAAACAAAAGCTACCCCTGCCGAGCTATCTGTGACAGTCGTGCCGGAGGCGTAGAATTCCCCCAAGCCATCGCCAGTATCGGCGCATTGCTTGTTGAACAGGAAGCACCCACCGATTGAGTTGTTCAACCATGGCCAAAGCCTGAACACAGCGCCATCGGGGATGGGAACCTCTATGAAGTCCGAGTAGAGATGCCCCTTGTCTGGGATAAGACCGTACTCATTTCCGTTCCATTTGACCCTTGTAAAAACTCCAGCCGGGTATTCCACCGACAGATGAATGGTCGTGTCGGCTTGAGGCCCGCGCTCGTAGTAGTTATCCGTGCTGGGGACGTGTCCTGCAGAATAAACAACCTTGAACGCAGCCGCGTCGTCGCGCATCACGTGACGGCTGACCGACATAATTTGCTTTGCGGCGCTTGAAAACGATATAGGCACTTGGCAGCGTGTCGCTACCTGCCCGAGAAAGGCAGTGTCCACGTAGCGCTTCAAAGCGGCTGTTGCATCGGCGCGAACGCCGTCAGGATTGGCAACGTTGTATGACATTTAGTTGTTCCCCTTGAAGATGAAGGAAGAATTACTGAATTGGAACGTCTGCCCCTTGAAGGTGAAGGAAAACTGCTGCACCCCCCCTCCCGCACCTAGGGTGAGGCTTAAACCTATGCCAATGCCGATCATGTGCGGTCTCCTATTGACTTACGAAACTTCAAATATCCCGCGACCGATCGCTGACATGTGCCGTATCCGGCCCATAGAGCGAGGAGGTATGCGGCCTGTTGCTTGTCCTGCACGGTGTCAGGGTTTGGAGCTGGCGGGCGCGGAGGGCACACCAGTTGATGCTCCGGATCGTCTTGACTCCGGTACTCGATCGATGGCTTTGGCGCCGGAATGGTTTTCACTGTTCCACACGCCCCTAAGAACGCGCTGCATAGGATCGCTATCGCGGCACTTCGTACCATCGGCGGCATATTCGATATCCTTTTGGATCTGGGCGCTTTCGACGGCGGCTGACTGCTCGACTTCGGCCTGTTCACGCTGGGCAACGATGAGCCGGTTCTTTTCGGACATCATGCGTTCATGGTTCGTGACGGAGGTTTTGAGATCGGCTTGGGTCAGGGATAGCTCTTGCGCGATCGCGGCTTTCTCTGCCTTCAGCTGGCCGTTGTTTGCCGAGAGGATTTTGACGGTGACGCCAAGGCCGATGATGATGATGCCGAGGGCGATCAGGGCGTAGTTGGTGAGGGTGTTCATCAAATGCCCTCAAGGCAGAATTGGCGCTCTTTCTGCCGGCGGCGTGTCAGACCGGGGAAGACAACCCCAGCAGCCCGGTTCCATTTAAGAAGCGCCTCGCAGCCTTCCGCCGTCTTGCCCTGGTTGATCAGCTTGACCGCGCTGGAACCGCAGGCAGCCTTGATGCCGACGTTATAACTAAAGGAAACCAGCGCGACGAAGCGAGAATCGGGAAGCGGAACCGTCACGCATTGTTCGATACCGGCCGCATAGCTCTGGAGCTCCAATGCGAGCATGGCCTTGCACTGCTCGACCGTCTTGCGGTCTCCGGGCTTCACCCCGTTGGTACTGCCGTAGCAGATCGTCCACGGCTGGCCCTGCGTTGCCGGGTCTGGATAGGCATTCTGGCGCAGCCCCTCGAACGTACTGACGAGAGCGATTGCAGCAGCAGCGACGGCGCTACCCTTCTTGAGGCGGCTTGCCATTCAAATCTCCTGAGACTTTGGTTTGAACGAAGATGCGGGCGATGATCGCCGCGACGGTCAGGAGGCCGGTGACTGCCGACATTCCGAGCTGGATATAGATGTTTCGGGATACCCACGTGGCGGCGACGAAGGTGTAAATCGGCTCTGCGAGAATGAAGAGAAGCGCGAGGGCCATCAGTCGCACACTCCATGCGCGCTGCAGCACCGCGCGCCAGTTGGCGACGATCATGTGTTTCTCCGAGCGGTTATTTTGGATTTGCGTTTGAGAGGAAGGCGAATTATCAATGCCGTCCATGGAAACAGAACAGAGCCAACCCCAAGAGAAGTCGGTCGAGCAAGTATTCAACGAGTTGGGCGAATTGCTCGATAAGTCGAAAGAAGCAGAGACGGTCGAAGAACTTCGCGTGATCCTCGCGGGCGCCATAACCGCGCAGATGGATCGTCTTCGGTATCTGCTCGACTAGAGAGTGGCTGCCGCTGCCCACATGGCATCAATTTGCGCGTCTGAGAGCTTGAGAGCAGCACCGACAGAAGCAATCAACGGATGCAGGCGCCGGAAGTTGCTGGCATAGTCCCATTCGACAAGCGCCATTTCCTTGGCTGCCCCAGCAGGCATGGCGTTGAGCGCCGCATCAACCTGAGACGGCATGATGCCGTTTCCTATGAGGCCAAGGCGAAGCTGCCGCGCCGTCAGGTTTGGCATCGAGACGCGCAACTCTTCGGTTGTCGGCGGAACATAGGGCTGCCGTGGGAAGCCGGGATTGTCTTCAAGCCACTGTTGAAGCTCTGGATTCAGCCCGAACGGATCACCGGGGCGCGTGCAATAATCGATGACATCACGCAAGCCATATATATCGGTGCGATCGATCCGCATAATCAGGCAATCGGCCTCTTGGGTCAGTGTGATTGAAATAACCTCGTGCAGCACTGGTTCAGCCATTATGAAGTCCTTTCCATCGAAACTGCGGATGCGTTGTCGTATCCCCTTGACCGATAATTGCCGGTCAACTGTGCTCCCGATACCGACCCCGTATATTGCGTAGAATTGCCGGCGTTCAGATATACGGCGGCGCTGGCGTTTCTGTTGGGGATGATGTTGTTGACCATGATTGTATGGCCGATCGGGAAAATGGTGTCGTTGGCTCCGGTCCCGGTATAGACGGTCGCTTTCGTAGCGTTAAGGGAGTTCAGGGCAACGTCGAGAGTGGCGCCGTAGGCCGACAGCATGCCGGCGGTAAAATTGATATTACCGTCACTCTGGTAGAGCGAACCCGATGCCGTGCCGCCGATATATAGGCCATCGCCATTGACAACGACGCGGATGGCGCCACCGAACTGGTAATATGTATTGTCCCATTGGACGTACCGGGTCGTTCCCCCGCCGAAGAAATATGCTCCGCTTCCGTCGCCTCGATCGGCATTGAAGTCTTGTCCGTAGATTGCCCCGAGTGAATCCCTGGCGACGAGAGTATTGGCTGTTTTCGCCGTGGAGGGCTTCGTTGTCGTGAAGAACGCCGTACCGGTGCAAACTATAACAACCGACGTTCCATTCGGAACTACAAACGTTGCCGCACCGTTGATGGTTTCCGCGCCATTTGGGTCAATCGTGACAACGCCACCAGATGCAAAGACTTCAGCATGCCAGCTCAAACCAAGCGTTGCGGCTGCGGTCAGGGAAAGCGTTGCAGCGGCAGAAAAGCGGATGATCCCATTGGCGTCGGCGGCTACAGCCGTATAAGCGCCGGCCTTCGTGGCATAGACGGCAGCGGCCTCTTTGCCGCCGATCGCAGACGTGTAGAACGTCTTAATCTGCGCCATCATTTCGCGCATGCCGTTATTGACGTTCGCCGTTGGGCAATTTTCCGCGATATTCACACCGCCAACATCCGTGTTGTTGTTGGCGGTCGTATCCCAATCGGAAACAGAATTTTTCGTCATTTTCGTTCCTTAATAGAGGCCTTTGCCACCACTCGCCATCGCTCTCGAAAACTGCCCGGAGCTATTCGAGACGCTGCGCCCGTAATCCGTCAGCGAACCGTCGCCCTTCGATTGGCTCTTCGGCGCTTCCGGGAACTTGCCGCCCAAGATGCCGCCGGTTTTGGTGATCTGCGGAGCGATGAGACCGCCAAGAATACCGCCGACAGGGCCGAGAACCGCGCCGCCGAGCAGAGCCCCGAGAATGCCGGAGCCGAGCGCCTTTGCCTTCTGGCCTGCCATCGAGGCTTTCGGATTGAACGGCTGCTGATCGAGGTAGGCTTTCTGTGCCTGGACAGCCGCATATTCCGGGTCAGATAGAAGCCCGCTTGGCGAGGCCGGATAGCCGGTTGCCGCTGCGATGGCCTGAGGCGCATGCACGGCTGGCGCTGTTGCTGCCGTTACCTGCGGATCAACATATGCGGTTGCTGCGCTCGGAGGGGCTGCCATGGCCGCGTAGGCCGGATTGTCGAGGGATGGCAGGATGCCTGCGTTCAACTGCTGATCGAGAAGCCCGCGACGAAGACTGTTCATGTTCTGCGCCGTCTGCTGCGCCGGGGCGAAACGGGTCTGGTCGAACGGGGTTGCGAACCTGTCGTATTTCAGTTCTGGGACTGTCTGCATGTTGGGTTGAGGGCCAAATCGCCCAGCATCGAAAGGCATTGAGGCATCCTTTAATGGAGCGCGCTGGACAGATTGAACAGGAGCCGTCTGGGTTTTCGGCGTGGAATAGTTGCCGCTGAGAATGCCCTGAATATCGGGGGCGGAGGTTGGCGTCGGCACGTTCGGGATGTCAGCTTGGGGCGTGTAGCTGTTGAATTTCCGGTCGATCGATCGCAGCTTCTTGCCATAGCCGCTGTCCGACGCATATCCGCCCGGTTTGCCGTACCCAAGGCCCTCTACGGCAGAGTTGAAATCATCGGCCGCATATGCCTGAGGCCAATTGCGATTGATGCTAGACGCCCAATCCTGCAGAGACGCGGAGGGATCTGAATAGGAGCGGAAACGAGCCTTTTGGTTGACGCGCTGGCCGTTCTCTTCTTCCCACGTGTTCGCCGTGACAGATGGGCCGTTCCATTTGCTGCCAGCCTTGATGCCGAAATAGTTGTTGCCGACCGACTTCTTGCCGTAATCCGTCTCAAGAGCAGCTTGCGATGCAGCCAACCGAGCCTGCGCATCAGACATGCCAATCGATCGAGCCGACTGGTAGACGTTGCCCATGAACTGCTGTTTGGTTTCCATCGCACGCCTCTGTTGTAAGTCGGATGTGGCTGGCTTATATTCGGCGGCAATTCCAACAAGGTGACCGACCGCGTGAGCGAAAACTCAAAGCCCGATGTACTTTCGATCGTCAGCTATTTACTGGCGCTCGCCATTCTCCTGCCCTTCGCATGGTGGCTGAAGGCAAATGAGCTTTTCGGGCTTGGGGCTTGGATCGTCAGCCTATTTCACTGACCACGCGGGCGTTGGACGGTAATTTCCATCGGAATCCGAGGAACGGCAGGGACGTTGACGGGAACGTTGGTGTTGATCTCGTTCAGCCCCGGCCCGACGCTTCTTGAAGGAGCGGCAAGCGTATTGCTGAGATTTTCCAACGCCGTCATATAAGCCGGGTTCTTGCTTGCTGCTTCGACTGCCAGCTTGAGAGATGCCGGGTTATCGCTGGTCAGCAATTTCGCCATGCTCTGCATAACCTGCGTGTCGGCCTTGGCTCCGGCATATTTCATCGCTTTTGGAACAAGGGCGCCGACTGCAGCACCTTTCCAATCTCCCGTAAGACCATAACCAGCGCCGCCGCCGACACCCGCGCCAATACCCATTTCAAGGAGCTGGCGGGCTGTCGTGGAATTGCCCATGGCGCCACGAAGGCGATCGGCAAGATCCTCGACACGAACATATGCCTCGATCTGCTTTGCCTTGAGCGGTCCAAGCGCCATTTCTATGGATTCCCGCGATGCCTGGTTCTTGAACACGGAATTGATGACGTTCATGCGGTCGCCGGTCGATTTGATCTTATCGACAAGTTCGGAGGCATACCCAACCGCGAAAGCTTCCTTTTCGGCAGGCTTGAAAGCTGCAATGGCCTTCTTCGCCTCTGGAATGGAGCGAGGCGTGTTCATGAACTTGCGGCCGGCCTCCAGCGCATCTTCAGCGCCGAAGAAGCCAGCGGCCCCCTGTCGAGCGCTTTTGAAGGCTGGAACGGTCGTATCGAGATCGCCAAGGAGCGTATCGCGCAATGCCTTGATTTCCGAACCGGTCTGCTTGTCGCCTGCACGATATGCCTTGTCTGCTTCGGAGCGAAGGTTGCGCTGCACCTGGTCCCAGAATTTCAGGTTCGGAGATACGATCGATCCATCTGCGGCCTGCTTCAGGACATAGGCGCCCTGACTGTTGCGGGTGAACGGGTTGCCGATCTCCTTGAAGCCTTCGACTGCCCCACGGTCGGCGCTCCTGCGTGGAACGAGATCCACGGCACGGCGAAATGTCGGAGACTGCATCAACTGCTGGATACGAGGCGAGAATATCGATTGTGCTTGAGGTGAATTCTCTGCCGCCAGATATGCCGGCCGGTTCGTTGCCCGCGCAGTATTGAGCAAATTTTCCTGATGTGCCAAGTCATCGACGGCCCCGCGCGTCACTTTGTTGATAAAGCCAACCGCACGCTGGCTTTGAGCCCCGAAACGGTCGCTAGCGGTCTTCTCGATGATCTGGCGAGCTTCCGGCGACTGATTGGCGACCGAACGGGAAAGTGCGCGAGTGACTTCGCCGCCCCTGTCTGCATTGACCAGAGGAACGTTGCCAGCGCGTGCCGCTGCCTCGTCCGTCGCATTCATCACGCTTGAGGGGTTTGCCGATGCATCGCGGCTAACAGCCGTGCCAACGCGGCGCGCGGCTTCCGCATCAGGATTGGTCAGCGCGCGAATGGTCGGATACACCTTGTCACCGATCGCGCTCAACCCGGCCTTGATGCCAGCGCCAACGATCGGAACCGCGCCGCCAATGCCGCCGCCGATTAGCGTGCTGTTGACCACGTCCTTTGCATCGCCGCCGCGTGCTGCCGTATCAGCGCCCGAGATAGCCGCGCCAGAGGCAAGAGAAGCCCCGGCCCGCGTCATCAGATTGCGGCCGGTTATGCCGAGAGCCCTTGCTCCAAGCGACGTGGCGCCGAGCGGGATCATGGAGCCGACATTGCCGGCGATCTGCGCGCCCATATTGATGTTCGGATGCTGGCGTTCGGCCTCGTTGGTCAGATTTTGCGCCTGCTGCAGATTGGTGTCGTAGCTCTCACCGTCCATCAGCGAGGACAGCCCGGCAGCGCCTTTCTGCAGTCCGCCGACAATATAGGGACCAGCAATAGGAATGCCCTGGAGGAGACCAGTCAGACCAGTGCCCACGGCTCCGTTCGCGCCTTCGGCATCAAGGGCAGCTTGGCCTTCCTCGAATGTCAGATGACGCCCGGAAACGGCGGGTTTTGCGTCTGGTTCCGTCTGGACAGCCATATGCGAGGCGATCTCATCAACCGTTTTGTTCTGGTCTTCGGGCGAAAGCTGGAGGAAAGAATCATCCACCTTCACGCGCTTGCCCTGAATGTTGAGTGTCGGCATTATGGTTCAATGCTCCACTGGACGCCGGAAGACGTTGCATTTCCTGCTGGCGCCGACTGTTGCGCCCCGCCCTGCTGGAGGCGAGATTGAGCGCGAGCCATGCCCTGACGGACGATCTTTTCGTAATCGTCCAAAGCGGCGTTGAATTCTTCCTCTGAAGTCGAGGTGTTCATGCGGTTGGTGGCGGCTGTCGCTGCTTCACCTTCAGCGTTGGACAGGGAGCCGAGGCCGCGCATTTGCTGAATTGCCGTGAGGAATGCGCCAGACTTCGCTTGTGCAACCTTATTCGAGAAGTCGTATCCGCCCGTCCCAGGAATTGAATTGCCGATCGAGGAAAAGCCGGTGCCTCGTCCCTTGTACGGATCGTTGCGGAGGCTATCGATTGTGGAAATGGCGTTCTGCGCCGCCTGGATATCGCCAGGAGCTGCGACCTGCGCCGCCCCATTTGCCGCGCCGACCGCCTTTTGCGCTTCTGCACCAGCGATATTCTTCGGAATACGCCCTACCGGCTGGCGGGTAATCGGGTCGAGGATGATCCATTCTGTCCCAGCATCCAACTTGATAGGCTCTTTCGACAAGGTTAAGCCGGGGGGTAGTGCTGTCTGATGAGAATTTCCGCCTTTGCTCAACTGCACGAGGGCTGGATTCCCTTGCTCATCGACGGCATATTGCGGAACAAGTCCATATTCCTCATCGGAACCACCAGCGCCAGCCGGCGGCGAAATCCATTGGCCGTTCTGCGTGTCGTAGATGTTCTTGCCGACAGACATGAAATTATTCTTCGGCTTCGCGGCTTCCAATTTCTGCTGATAATAGAGCTTGTACGCATCGCCACCAGACAGCGCGCCACTTTCGACAGCCTGCGCCAGCTCCGGGTTGGTACGCCGAAGCAGTTCCAGCGTCTTGTTCTTCTGGCGTGCCGAGACAACGCCCTGCGCAAGCCCTGCGACCTGTTCCTGCGGCGTGCGGCCACCAAGGAGACCGGCGCCAGCCTGCAACAGCGTATCGGAGTTGTTGCCGAGAAAGCCGCCGACCTGATTTCCGAATGTTGGAAAGAGCGCCATGTTTTACCTCTTGGTTGCTACCAACCTATTAGCGATGTAGAATCGCGAACGCGCCGAAGGCTTGCAGGCCGACGACGCGCTCTAACCAAACCGATCGTGAAAGGATCGTAGAATGGCTGAACTGACGTTCGCAGAAATTTCCAAGCTACTCAAGTACGAGCCGGAGACCGGAAAACTGTTTTGGCTTCCGAGGACCGCAGATATGTTTTCGGCGCGTGATCCTAAACGGTCTGCCGAGTATAGCGCGCAACGCTGGAATTCCAGATTAGCCGGGAAGGAAGCCCTAAATTCTACAAGCACCAAAGGGTATCTATCGGGCAGTATTTTCAATAAGCCTTATAAGGCGCACCGCGTTGCATGGGTTCTGTCAACTGGCCTCTGGCCGAACGAGCAGATCGACCATATTAATGGTATTAAAACAGACAACAGGATTGGAAACCTCAGGCCCGTTTCAAACGCAGAGAATTGCAAAAACAAACGCATTTTCAAATCCAATACAAGCGGCGTTTGTGGCGTGTCGTGGTTTAAGAGGGCACGGAAGTGGCATGCAAGAATTGAGGTAAACGGTAAGACCATAAATCTAGGCTATTACGATAACCTAGAGGATGCTGCGAGAGTGCGAAAGCAGGCAGAGCTTGAGAACGGATTCCACGAAAACCACGGAACGGCTTAGAAGAGCGACCCGAGCAAGCCCGCTCCGGTTGCACCGTACCCTAATGCACTCAAGAAGGGATTTTGTCCGGGCTGGGATGTCGTTTGCGAACCTCCCAATTGGCCGGCGCCGGATGCTATGGCATTCAGCCTCGACAAATTCTCCCATGGTTTCTGTTGTTGATCATTGAAGATCCTCAACTTATCATTCATTTGCCGAGTGGCAAGGTCTTCCTGCATCGCGCCGACCTGCATAAGGCTCTGCGCTGGCGCCTGCAGGCCCTGGTAGGCTGTCCCGAGGTTGCCAACGCCGGTCTGTCCCATATTAAAAAGATTGGAATTGGCGGCGTCCTTGCGGGTCTGGAAATTCTGGTACTGACGGGCGCCCAGATCGCCAATCGTGTTCGCCAACGTCTGTTCATGGATACCAGAACCATAGCGGCCGGCGCCCGAGGCCGAAGCATTGACCGAGTTGCGGGCCTGATCGACAACCTGCTGAAAGCCAGGATCTGAATTGATATTGAATGAGCCGTTGGCAACGTCCTGCGTATTCTTGAGCGCGTCCTGTTGGGCGCCGTTATAGCCCCCCGAATTGATGATGCCCTGATATTGGCTCGACAGCCCATTGCCGCCGCTGTTGGCGTTGGCTGCATCGGTGATGATGCCTTGGCCCTGAACCGTCTTCTGATCCCAAGGAACAACGGTCGAGTCCGTAAAGACGCCCGCGCCGGTCCCGTTCTTGTAGAGCTTCTGGGCATCCGTCAGCGCCGTGTTCAAGGCCGGCTGTGCGGCTGCCCATGGGGCGTTGCTTGCCGTCGTCGTGGTTTTGCTGCTGCCCGTCATAGTTGGACCTCGTAAGTTACCCGGAGCTTTTTCGCTGTTGGGAAGATGCGCGCCCAGCCGTCCCGGCCTTCCGCAATGAAACTCGTTGCCCCGCCGTCTTTCGCCATCTTGGCGATGAACTCCTTGGCAGCGGGCAACCACTCGTCCATATCGTCGCCGACGATCGCTAGGCAGCGCATAACTTGCCTATCCGTCCATTTCTGGAACTGCATGATGAGGATGGCTTTGAATGCCTCGTCATCGAAAGCCACGACCAGAAAGGCATTGCCAGAACGGCACATCTGCCAGAGATCGCCGGCCGATAGGTCTCCACCAGTGCGCATGCAGGCCGCGTTCAGCCGTTCAGCGAAGACAGGGAAAACCTTGTCAACTTCGACGCTATTCGCCAGACCTATCCTCATCGCGTGGATGTCTGCTCGGATATGACGGTGACGACGTGAAGCGCGTTTGCCGTGCCTGCCTGCACTGCCAGTGTCCAGCCTGCCGTGATCGGAAACGGATGCTCCTTGAATAGCTCCGTAGCGTGGGCCGCGACCGGGTGCACATCGTAGAGCTTCCAAGTGCTCGTTCCATCGGTGATGATGACGGTGATGTTTGCCGAGGCTGCGCTGTCATTGCAGAACGACATGCTTTCGAATACGCCCCGGACATTGGCTTTTGTCGGCGCATAGACGGTTGTCAGGTTGGCCGTCGTGAGATCGAGTGGGACTATCTTTACATTGCCCATCTGCGGGATATTGACGCTCATATCTGCCCACTCGCTGCGCCGGAAACGTCGAGGGCGCTAAGAGTACTCCAAACCGTTTCTGCCGGGATGATGACGCGGAATGAATGCAGCCGTGCGTCAGACCTGAAATTTACAAGACCGGATCGGCTATTCACTGCCTGGTCAGTCGTCCATGTCGGAGATTGGCTATGGAAGGCAGACGCCCCGCAAGCCACGGTGTAAGTAGGCGCGTCGGTGATAACCCGGCAGGCGTCCACAAACGACCGTGTGCCGCTGTTAAACTCGTTCCGGTTCGTCTCGACCGTTACCATCTGATTAAGGCCGGTGAAGAAGCCGAGCCGGAAATTCTCATCAAACCCGGCGAATGAAGGCAGACCGCCACCAAATGCAGCGGAATCGAGAGAGAACGGAATGCTGTCCAGCCCGGAAGGATAGATGGCGTCGAGATCGTCAAGCGTGAGAGATGACGTTGCGAACACCCCAAGGCCCGAAACCGGTGTATCGCTCTGGAACCAGCGATCGAGCTGCCAGGAATAGCCGAGCAGATAGCCGGCGCCGCTTGCGTCCTCGTAGCGCCAGAACACCACCTTGCGGAATGGATCAGCAACGCCCTTGATCTTGCCGCGTGAAATTTCCGTGGAAACGGTGAGTATCCAGCGGTCAACGCGCTCTGCGCCGATCGGAGTGCCAGAAACGCCACGATAAAAGCCAGTGTCCGAGTAATAAACAAAATCCCCTCGCCCGATGTCAACAAGCGACAGAGGCGACGAGCAGCCGTTACCCTTCGAAAATGGGGAGAACGTGAAGACATAGCCGGAATCCGGCGCGAATGTCATCGTCCTGAAACCGGTTCTGAAGGCGAGAATGGCGCCGCTTCCATTGACGGAAACAGCCTGCAGTTCGCCGCCATCCGGGAACGAATTGATGTCTGACATCTCCTCGCCGGGAACCCACTGTTCGCTATTGTTGATTCCGCTCCATGTGATCGCGGTCTTGTCCGTGCTCAACTGATAAAGCGCCACGAAGTCGCCAATCACCTTGACAAAACGCGCTTTCGGTGGGCTGCCGGGAAGATCCGCGAAATCCGTGCTGACACCAACGTCATAATACTGCACTTTATCGGCAAGGTTCGTCGCAATGATGCGAGTGCCGTAGAGGTCGAATGACCATTCATCGCCATCTGGCACGGCATAGGGCGCGGAAACGCCGGAAACATCCGTCAATGCGCCGTTCGATTCAACGAGATAAAGGCCGGTTGCCGTTCCAACAATGGTAGCCTGCGCCCCTGTCGGAGTTCTGGCGGTTATCGAGCCCTTCGGAGCCGTGGCCGTTGCTGCCGCATAGGGAACGAGTGCCGGCATTGGCGCCCATCCGTCAGCGATCGGGGCAACGTTCAAGGCGACGGCAGTTGCGCCGGTGTTATACGCGGCCTTGTCGGGCTCGAAGGGAGGCAAATTCACGATCATGGGGTAAGCATCCGCATGCGCGTGCCGGTTCGGGCATAATTTGACATCAGTTCTTCCGTCATCAGCCCGTCAAGCATTGACGTGACCAGAGCGGCCGAGCGCTGGAATAGATTGTCGTCCTTCACATACATTGCCAATTGAAGCAGGGCTGCATGCAGGTAGATGTTCGGGAACTTGGCGAGAAGCCAGTTCGAGGTGTTGGAGCCCGAAAGATCCGGGATCTTCTGGTAATAGGATAGAAGCACGTCCGAACCAGAGATCGGGTAGACGTTCAGGCTGTTGCCGACGATCGTGAACGAAGTCGAAAGCCCCGCCGCGCCATCTGCGAACTGCACATTGGCGAAATCAGGCGCGACATATTCGAGATCACGGATAAACGAAGCATTGGAGACGACGGACCGGAATTGCAGATAATCCGCCGGCAAGGTCACAACGCCATTCGTTGGCGTCAACGTCGCGCTGGTCAGCATCTCGCGGGTGCGAAGCGGGACCATCTGCTGTTGCCCATGGTTGAACATGGCCGTTGCCATATCGATCAAGGACGGAACCGCCGCAACTGTCGCCGTGTCCGAGCGGGCAGCCCAATCCGAGACAGCCGTTTGCAGCGTCGCATAATCCATCAGATTCTACCCTTGAAGGTTCGGTATGGCAGCGCGTGTTCCGAGTTCAGCCACCATTTCAAATGATCGCGGTCGCCTTCCTTCAGCTTTTCCACGATCTGATGCTGCGAGCTGTAGAGGACGTTCAGAGGGATGCGCCCGACAACCTGGCCGTCGCCCCAGCGTTTCCCGTCGCTGTCGTTGAATGAGCGCTTGTTTTCCTCGACAAGACGCTCATCCCCCAAATACTCAGTCTTCATGACCGAGCGCCCGTCATCAAGTTGGGCAATCCAGCGGCGCATGTGATCGGTCACTTCGTAAAGCTTCCAATCGAGATTGTCGGCGCCGCGCAGATCAAGCGATCGGGTCATTGCGGTCTGCGATCTTCTTGGAAACGACGGTCTGCGCTTCTGCGACAGGCAGGGCGATGACAGTGCCGGCCAAAACCTTCAGCTCTTCTTCCGCTGTCGGGTCCCGAAATGACTCTTCGGCGTCTGGGTCAGCCTTGACCTTGAACTTGCCGGCCGGTCGATAATTCTTCGTCAGGGTGACGGGAAACAGCTTCTTGGCTTCCTTCTCTGCCTTGGCGGCAGCGGCGATTTCTTCGGCCTTCTCCTGGTCAGCCTTGAGCTTTTCAGCGGCGGCGCGTTCAGCATCAAGCCTGTCACGTTCGGCCTTTTCGGCGCGAAGTGCTGCAAGCTCTGCCTTCGTGTCGTCGGCTTCGTTCTTCGTATCGGGACCGGCAAGAGCCTTGTCGATCTCCTGCTGCAGGCGCTCTTCGGACCAGCGGCCATCGACTTTGATGCCGAGTTCTTCGGCCTGCTTTTCTAGGTCTGTCATGTTTCACTCCATGATGAGGAAAGGGCGACCCGAAAGCCGCCCTCGTTGAGGTTATACTGCGGCAGAGAAGGGCGTGACCTCCGTGCCGGTTGCGGAGCCCTTGACCTGGACTGCCCAGATGTTGGCCGATACATCCTTCAGGATGACGATATCGCCCTTGATGCCGCCCTTGGTGGAGCCGTTCATGGTGATGGTGTCATCAGTCGCTGCCGTTTCGAAGATAACAGCCGTGTCGCCACCATCCGCAGCATTCAGAGCCGTGCCCGCAATGATGTCTGAGGCATTGGCAACCTGAATGATGAGGTTGTTGGAGGTAACGGTCGTGCCGACGAAGAACTCAAAGACAGAGCCGTAACCGGCGGCTGCCGGCAGGGTGATGACAGTTCCAGCGGCACGATTGACGGTAAGCGCCGTGCCGCTGTGTGCTTCGGCCGTCAACGTGTAGGTTGCGGCAGTGAGGTTGATGGGCTGCATACGATCCATGGTGCTGACTCCTTAGCTGGACGAAGTCATGCCATAGATGTCAGCGACGACACCGTGGGCAGCTTCATTGTTGACGATCAGCGAATACTCAACGAGCAGGACTTTCTTTTCCTGGTCGCCGGTCTTTGCTGGATCTTCGCGGTGGATATCGCGGAGAGTACCGAGTTTGGCCATCGAAGGATCGATGAGATAGGCATTGCGGGCGATGGTGGCGCCGGCGCGTGCCATCTGACGGTTCGGAACAACCATGAGCGTACCGAAGTCCGACAGATAGGCGTCGGCTGCAGCTACGATCGTGGTCTGGCTGTTCTTCGGGGTTTCGAAGCGCTGAGGCGCAACGTTGGCATCGCTCATGAATGTGGAGAACACCGTCTTTGCGTATGGCGACAACATCAGCGTTGTCGGGTTGCCGCCGGAGACGTAGGTTGCCGAGATCGTGGTATCCAACAGAGCCTTGGTGAAGGCGCGCTGAGTGCCGTTGGTCGCAGCATCGACAATGCCGGTCGTGGTATTGAAGCCACCCGAAGCGCCAGAGCCGCCGAGGCTGTCATTGCTCGAAAGCCAAGCGCGAAGAGCGCCGAGCTTGCGGTTTGCAGCGGCATTGCCGGCGCCAGCGGACGAAGCCTGATTGGAAATCAGAATGACTTCCATGTCGGTCTTCAGCTCCTGGCCCTTCTTGGCGATTTCACGCGCCATTTCGGACTTGCGGCCGGCCTTGGATACGACTTCCTGCGTACCAGAGATCGAGATGCGCTTATCCGAGATCTGGCAGTAATTGCCAACGCGGGCGGTGGGGACGACGGGCTGGAAGACCCAATCGTTGCCTTCCGGCTGGTTATTGGTGACATCCGGGGTGGCGAGAGCGTCCGTCTGCCATTCCGGGTGAACACCTTCGACGGGCTTCTTGCCGATCATCGACAGGAAAGGCGTTTCGTCGGGGGTGATGAGGTAGATCTGATCGGCAAGGGTTTCCCGGTTGCCGACCGCGTCGAAGGTCTCGAACGTGTTTGATGGCTGTGCCATAAGATGGCTCCTTTAGAGAAATTTTTCGATGGCTTGGGCGGCAGAATCAATGCTGCCAGACTTGCGATGCGCCTCGAAACGGCCGATGCGGTCTCTCTCCTGGATGGTCTGCGGAGCCATTCTCTGCTGCTGGACGAGCTTGGGCTTGCTCACAACCTGCTTTTGCACGGTCGCAGCTTTCGCCTTGAGCTTCTGATAGGCGATGGCATCATGGAGGATGCGCATATACCGGTGATCGGCAATCGAGTTCACTTCGTCCGGTTGGACGCCGTAAAGCTTCATGCCGATTTCAGAAATGTCCGTCTTGAACGCTTCAAGCTTGGCCGAATCCTTGAGATGCGGGAGCTTTTGGAAGAGAAGCTGCTGTTGTTCCTTCTGGAACTCGGCATAATCATGCTTCTCGCGTTCTGAGAGTTGGGCTTGCTCCTGCTGCTTCTGCTGATGCAGCGCGGAGACATATTTCATTCGCTCGTTGTAAAGCGCCATGCCTTCGATGTATCCAACAGGGTCGTTGGGATCGTAAACAGGCTCTTTCGGGACGATGAGATTGAAATTTTCCAGGATGAAATCGCGCTTTTGGCGGATCTCGTTTTCTGCTTCGCTCACCTTCTTCTGATGTTCCTCATGCAGGGCGATGCGCTCTGCCTTCAGTTCCTCAGTTTTCTTGGTGAAAACACGCTGAAACATGTTGTTGGTCTTCAGATCAGCAACGCTTATCGTCGTGCCGTCTTCCAGTGTCACGAGTGCCGTGTCTGGAACTGCGGCTGCCGGGGCGTCGGGTGATCCTTCGATCTCGCCAACATCTTCATCGCCAAGTGCCGCCAGGAGGTCGCCGTCTTCGCCAGCAGGCTCGTCGGTAACGTCTGTCGGTTTCGCCGTTGCACCTTCGACGCTATCCTTTTCAGGGACGTCTCCAAGAAGATTCTCAATGGCAGATACGCCCTCGTCAAAAGACATAGGCGTTGCGTCTACGGACCCGCTAGGGGCTGTCGTATCGGGCATTTAAATGAACTCCTGAGTGGATTAGACGGCCACTATGGCCTTACGCGGCTGCGACGATTGAACCATCGCCTGCAGTTCGGCGGGGAAGACATCGCAAACCTTCGCAAAGGCCTGAAGCGTAAGGATCAGCGTCTTGTCGTCCGCATTGACCTTGATAAGTTGCTCGATGGCGTTGACACGGATACGGCCAAGCACTTCGAGAAAAACCGGATCTTTGGCGAGGCGTTCAGCCTCCTTGGCGAGGAATTCTTTGTCCATCAGGGGACCACCCTAATGCCCCAGGGCATTTCGATTCCTGGCGAAATGAGAAACTCGTTCACCGCCGCCGCTACGTTTTCATAGTCTTCGCTCGGGATAAGTGCGGCGGCGACCGCTTCGATGGCGCCGTCTCTGAATTTGTGCCCCTTGTCTTCGCAACTGCGAACGATATAGGAGGCCTTTTCTTTAGCATCCATTAGCCTGGCTCCCCGCCTGGACGGACATCAGACGACACTTGCGCATCTCCGGCCGTCTGTCCCATCTTTGCCAATTCCCGCTTCAATTCGAGTTCGGCAACCAACTGCTCGCGCTTGAGATTGAGTTCGGCGTCGAGCTGCTGGAGCTTCAATTGATAGTCCATCTGCATCTTCTCGCGCTGGATTGCCGCGTCCTGTGCGTTTTTCTCGCGCTGAAGCTGGAGAGTGGCATCGCTCTGCATCGATGTCATTTGCAAGGTCGCCTGCTGGTCCTGCTGCTTGAGCTGCAAGTCTGCCTGCGACTTCTGCATATCGGCCTGAATCTTGGCCTGTTGTATCTGAACCTCTGGCGGCGGCTGCTGTGCCGATTTTGCCGCGTTGTCCTTGATCGTCTGAATATCTTCCGGGGTGATCTCGGGATAGAACGAGTCCGCGTTCTTGATGCCGGCCGCTTCCGCGATCTTGACCAGCGTCTTCCTGATCTTCGGCATCATCTCCGTTGCCTTGTCGGAAAGGCCAGCAGCCATGAACCGATCGGTGATCGCAATCTGGCTGGTGAGAATGTTGTTCAGCATCGCCATGTCACGGTCGCGCGAACCAGTGCCGAGGCCGACATTGATCTGCGCGTCCATGGTGGCGTTCCACTGGCGCGGGTCCATCTCAACCCATTCATCGCGCAAGCGGATCATGCGGGGCTTGTCCTGATGCTTCACCAGCAAGCGGAGCACCTTGGAAAATACGTTCTTCCAGCCCAATTCGGCCTGATTGCGGGCGATCAGCTCGACCTGCGAATAAGCGGCGTCATGCTGGTTCTGATTGGCCGTTGCCGTCTGGTTCTGCAACGTCTCGGGATCAAGAGCCATTGTCGAGCGGGAAACACCCGTTCGCATTTCAATGACCTGATCCATGGCGCCCAATGCAGCGAGAGCATCGGAGAGAATGGACGGAACATCAACGCTGTTGACCGGCGCCGAGCCTGGCTTTCGGATGATAACGCCACCAACCGATGGGTTGATCAGCTCATCCATGTTGATGACAGATCCGGCCTCGATGTCTCGCTGAGGGTTGTTGACCTGATACGAGTTGTTCAGAAGCTGCCGGAAGATCGTCGTTTTGATCTGCTGGATGTCCATGACATCGCCAGCCAGAGAACGCGGCGTGAAGCGATGCGGGACAGGCTCACATGGGATTTGGGTGAACGGAGACTCGTCGTCCCATACTTCCCAATCCAGTAGCTCGCCAGCACCCGAAGCGCCTGCGTAATAAGCCAAGACAGTTTCTGCGATCCCGTCGCCATTCACATCGGCCTTGATATAGCATTCGTAGAGTTCGATACGATCCATCGACGGATCGCCGTTGCTATTGCCATACTGATATGGGTCGCGTGCATTGGCTTCGGCAGAGAGGCGCGACGAAGAAAAGCTGTAACGCGGCAGAGATTCCACAATCTCCTTGTCAAAGCCCATCTCGATCAGCTTCGAACGGGTCACATGCGGGTCACGATGAGCGGTAAAGCGCGCTTCCTCGATCGAGATGGATTGACGATCCTTGAGGAAGTTCTCGGGCTCCACGGTCTCCATGCGCAACCGGCCGCGCGAGGTTATATGCTTGACCTTCACGTCATAGGACTGGCTTTGAATGACCTGTCCCGTCTCCGGGTCGTGGTCCTCGTAGACCTCACCCTCTTTCTGGGACACGATTTCAACGTCTGAATCTTCGGTGAGAATGCCGATGGCTTCGGCCGACAAACCGCTATGGACGGAATATTCGCATTCCTCGCTGTCGTCCCAATAAGTCTTAACGATGCCCTCACCCTGGAGAAGACTGTCGTGCGTGGCGTCCCACATGATGCGGTAGCCTTCGTTGTCCTTCCAAAACACATAATTGGCAGCATCAGACGCCATGTCCGTAAAGTCTTCATCGCCGGGGCGTGTCGGCTCATAATCAACGATACGATCGGATGCGGTGAACACGCGAATGATACCAGGCAGAACCCAGCCGATCACGTCGGCAACGTCACGGCTCTTGAATGTGGACCAGCCCTCTTGATGAGGAGTATCGGGCATTTCCCCATTGTAGTAATTGATCGCGCGAACGCGTTCATTGGCGTCGTCGCTGGTTGCGAATGTCTCTGCATCGCTGATCTCGGATGCGAGAAGGGCTTTAAGTTCGCCCTCATCGATCTTCTTTGCGGTGGCTTTAGCCATTCAAACTACCCAATTTCTCTTGGCCGGAACGGCTTTGTATTCAACCGGCTCTTCGTAGACGACGCACATCAGCCCGAAGGAATCCGCGCCATGCGATGCCCAGTCATGTTCAGGGCCGAGCCCGATACCGCGCTTTTCGTCCAGCTTTTCGTGATACCAGCCGAGAGCAGCGCGGCCCGCGTCTGTCGTTGCCTCGTTGAACCAGAGGCTTGGGAAGAGCCTGCGCCCTTCTTCGATACGAGCTGCTGCAGCGCCTTTGCCCTGATTGGGTACGACCGTCACCGAATAGCCGACCGATCGCAGCGCGCTTTCGTAGGAAACGTCGTAAACCTTGTCGTTGGTCGAGCCGTCATGCGGCAACCAGATCTGCGCCTTGTCTGGCGTATAGCCTTGGCTTCGAAGCCAATTGATGTGATAGGCGAGCGGCTGGCCTGAAGCCTCATGATAGTTGAGGACGCGAATTTCTTTGCCGATGAACTGCGCTGCCCAGATCGTGACAGCATCAGCCTTTGCGCCAGTGCCGCCGATATCGAAGAACAGCCGGATGGTCATCAGCGGGTCAGCAGCAACGCGGCCAATGCGGCCTTCGTTCTTTGCCTCTGCCAGATGCCTTGCGAAGTAGGCGCCGGCCGCTACCGTGAGATATCCACCTTCCCAGATGTGATCGTATTGATCAGGTTGCATGCGAAGGCAGTCTAGGCGCTCCTGTTCAAGCTCATCGGTGAACCAAGGATTGTCACGCCAGTTGGCCTCGACAACAACCGAGCCCGTTGGCTTCTCCGATCCTCGGAGCATCATATCAACCGGGTCGTTCTTCAGTCTGGCGTTCCAGCTAAACCAAAGCTCCGAACCTGGGGCGCGGATTGTCGGACGAAGCAGATTGAGAGACCGTAGAGAGGCTGTCTGCGCTTCTTCCCACCATGCGCGGCGGAAACCCTCAAGAGACTTGATCGATTCCGCTGTGTGGTCCTGCATACCCTGAAAGATGATTGCGCCATCTCCCGGCGTCTCGATCGTGTCGCGAAAGACCTTGAAGCCGTCAGCCTCACCAAGACCGAAGTCTGAAAGCTTTGCCTCAAGCAGGCGCTTTGACGAATCCGCCAATGTCTTCTGGACTTCACGAATGCAGACCGAGAGCATGCCGCGTTCGGCCAAGTGCTCTTCGATCATCAGCCCGCCGAAGAAGTGAGACTTGCCAGATCCTCGACCGCCGTGCGCACCTTTGTAACGAGACGGGCTTAGAAGAGGCTCGAAGGCTCTAGCTGTCGGTATTTCCAGTTCCCGCATTGATGATACGCCTCGTCACCGTGTGGACGAAATTTAGCGGGTTTTCATCATCCCCGATGACAGCCTGAGGAACCTTGCCGTCAATCCTGTCGGCTACTTCCTTGATCGCAGCAACATCACCTGAAATAGCCTTGGCTATCAGCGCATCCGCAACGTCGCGCAGCTTTGTGCCGCCGCCAGTCTCGGATGCTTCTTTGATGGCGATATTCAGCATATTCGCGAAGGATTTTTCCTTTGGCGGTCTACCGGCCATTTAAATTCACCTAAGCTATTGGAATATTAATTCGCCCGCGTTGGTATCTGCCCGGTGGGCATGGGCCATATCCGCTTTCGATATTAGAATATTATTCTAACGAATGCCGATCAAACCCGTCGCTGTCGTGCCTGTCAGCCATATACGCTTCGCCCTGACCGACCATTGACCGGCCGTGAGAGCGTAAACGTCCGTGAGATCATCGGGATCAGTGATCTTGACGTTGCCATCTACGCCGACAATGAGGGCGCGGGTAACGTATGCAAGGTCTGCGCTGTCATTCGGAGTGAAGTTGAACAGCATGCCGCTGTCAGTTGGTCCGTATTTACCGGAAAGGCGATCTGCTGGCATGATGGATTCCTCGGAATTTGGCAAAGGAACGCCCGCTTACCGGGTTAGGGTAGCGGGCTGCGGAGATGTATCGAGAGAACGTGCCAGCGTTTCAGGAACCGTCGCCCCTGTGGTTTATGGCTGCATCGCGAGGCCTAGAACCGGTGATGCAGACGGCAGTTCGAACCAGCTTCCCGATTGTTGACCTAGCTTACTGAGCCAGGATGAGAAACGATTAGGCGATTTGCCCGTTAACCCACTTCAAAAACCGCTCTTGCGTCAACAGCGGGAAGTAATTCCCATCCTGCAATTGCTTGCAGTCGTATCTTATGTGGCTTTCGTCCATCCAAACGATATGTCTGGAATGCTTGCCTAGATGGTATGTTTTGCCTATCGCAAGGTCAGCTTTTGAAATCATGCTGAATCCAAGGATGGAGAAAACCCGCCCCGGTGACAAACCAGTGACGGGCTTTCGGCGCTACAGACTGGTATTGAAGGGGTATCGAGAAGGAACAACCAGGCACGAACCCCGATCTTCACGAACGACCGTCCGCCTTCCCGATCTCGTTGCGGTTTCCCGCGTATTGGCTCCAAGGGCCTGGTACGCACCCAATCCTTGGCTTGTGGCGCCCCGGTTAAGGGGAAAAGATACACCCGCGTGTAGCAATTCAAACTCGAAAACCAACGCTTGATTAAACGAGCGCTGGCATCTCTGATGATTGATTAACGGAAGAAATAACTGATTTGCCACGTTCGCGCAAGAGCTTATGATGATGCAAAGCGTTTAACCCCCTCTTTGCCCACAATAATTGCTGCGGTGCCATAAGTCGAAGGTTTTCGTAATCCATAACGCATAGGTTATAGATCGTCCCCTTGACCTGTGGGCCATCGACAAGCCGCAACAGCATGCCCTCAATCTCCATCATGCGATTGCTGGCATCCCTGGCACGCTTGGCTCGTTCTTCCGTCACTTCGCCATCATGGCCCTTGATCGAGAATAGAGACTGCGCACGCGGTGACGGAAACGGGATACCCACGGCGCCGTAATACCGCATCATGGTTTCGGCATAGGCATCGCCGGCCGCGCGCTGATCCTCGTTGATCTTGCCATCGAGAAAGATCCGCCCGAGCGTATAGCCGGAATAGCCGTTCTCGTCCGAGACGCCATATACACGTTGCCTTGCTTCCATCACCACGCTCTTGATCTCCGATTCGCTTTCACGCTGTGCCCATGCCTGATCTATCTTTCCGCAGGGATGGCGCTGTGCATCCTCCTTGCGGGGCCTGCCTCGTCCTTTGCGTCTGATTTTTAACTTCGCCGCCTTCATTGAACTGCCCTCGTTGCCGCCTATTTCCGAACTGCGCTTAAAATAGTAGTGTGGTCCCTCGCGAAGAGCCGACCGAGGCGAGGAAGCGATAAATCCTTGCGCTCGTCATAGACTGCCTTCATGCATGCGTGCCGTGGCTCGATAAGATCGCGCGTGCGCCGGACACCCTTCACATCGTCCCAAGTCACGTCTGGGTAGCGCTCCAAGACTTCGGCAACGATGACCTTGACGGGGCGGCGCTGATCGGCCGGCGAATTCTCGTCATCAAGGCTCTTCAGCATCTCAGCCTGGGTCAGAAGGCGAGCCCGAGCGTCGGCAAGATCCAGTTCAAGTTTGCTGACCTCGTCGTGACGTTCCTGCTTCTCTCGATCGAGTTCGGCCTTTGCCCACATGGTGACAAGTTTCAGGCGCTTGTTCAGGGCGTCTATCTCGACATCATACTTGTCGCGAAGGGCAGTGAGCTTTGCATCGCTATCGACCGCGCGCTTTGCCAGTTCCTGCGATGGCGATCGGAATAGGCGCTGGCGAACTGCAACGGCTGTTTCATGTTGTTTCGATAACTCGGGCTGATACACGTTCATGGCTGCTGTTCCTGTTCTGGTGCGACAATATCGAGATGCGGATATATCGCTGCGAGTTGTGCGGCTGCCGATCTGTCGCCCCGTAGCGTCCGCTGGAGCAGTTTCAGCTTCTCCGGGGATACTGGAGGGCCCCTATCGGGTTCCGGCTGTGCTTCGATGCGTGGGGCCGCTTCTGCTTTGATTGTGGCCTCTTGCGTGCGACATTGCTCTGCGAAGCTGGCGCATGATGGCGCGAATTCCCGGTTCTGGTCCTTCACCTTGCCTGAGATGAACAAACGAGCTGCGCGCGCAATGGCTTCATGCGCTATGCCGTCTATTGCCATGAGATAAGCCCGGATCTGCATATCGGGATCCACCCCAGAAGAAGCAGGGAACCCCGACAGCATGGCGGCGATCACAGGAGCGCTTAGAGGATCTCGCCCCATTGCTCGCCTCCTCTGCCGTGGTTCGGATGAAAGCCAAGCCTTATCTCTGCTTCTTTTCTCGCCTTTACCGCGTCGTCAAAAATGGCGAACGATCCTATATTCGTCCTCTGCCCCGCGTATGAGATATAGGCTTTCCAGACCCTATCTTTCTTGTGCCAATGAACACCCATGCAACCGCTGTGATTGTTTCTCTGGATGCTCTTGTTCATGGCATTCTCTTGCCGGCTTACCTCCCGGAGATTGGGAACTGAGTTGTTGGACCTGTCGCCATCTATGTGATCGATGAACCCGATAGGCCCCTTTCGATACGTCAGAATCCAAACAACCCTATGAGCCGCGTAAATTCTCCCGAGCACGCGCCCATAAAAGTATCCTTGGTGCACATATTGGAATGCCTCCCTACCGGCGCGTCTCTCAGCCCAATACGTGTATGCGTTCACCCTGCCAAACAGTTCCCTCGGACGAGGGAGCCAGAAAAGTTTTCCTGTCTCAGGATCGCACTCCACGAGCTTAGACAACTCCTCATATGGGAGGTCTTTTGTTTCCATCGTTCTTACCTCAGTGCTTTGCGAACTCGGGAAGCCCGATAGGAGCATCGAAATGAGCGAAGCGGGAGTTAAAGTCTCGAGCTGCATCAGCGATCGTCCTTCTTCCTGTGTTGCTGCGAATAGGGTCTGGCTCATCAAAGAACGATTCAGACCGGAGCCAAGTCGCCGGATATGGAACGAACTGCGGATCACGGCGCTTGAGATCTGCAAGGTTGCGCTCAAGCCCTGCCATGATGTCTTCGGCGGTGTGGCCTTTCTTCAAAGCCTGGATCCACGCTTTCTCCGCATCGCCTCTGGCCTTCTTGCGTGGGAACTGTGAATAGAACTCGGCAAATGTCGTCATGTGCTGCGCCCTCTCTATGCTGCTATGGAATTTTTGAGCTGTTCAATCTGCCTCGCCGTTCTGTTGTCGCGGCGGATCTTCGCCTGCATTTCCAGATCGGCCGGGACCATCAGATATTCGGAATCATTCAGGAGAACGTAGACCCCAGACGAGATAACCGCCGCTGTCGCCCGGTTCCGTTCATCTTTGATGAAATGCCTCACTGCCCACATCCAAAGGCCGACGACGATCAGCCAAATCGCAGTGGTGGTTATGTTCTGACCGGCTGGCGTGAGCGCTGGGCTCCACGTCGCGGCGCGCGTCAGATCTTCGCAGAAGCATGGGAGGAGCCAAATGGCGAGAACATTTATCTTCATGCTGCCACCGTTTCCTCTGAAACTTGGATGAGAACAATGCAGGGAGACGGAAGCCCGACGCCCCATGTCATGGAAAGTCGCTCGCAAAGGCTGTCATCCTTGACAATGCCGTGGGCGACGATGAAATCCGAAAGCACCTTCACGTAGTTGTCGATATCGCGGCGGCGCTTGTCTGGCCTTTCAAGGCAAATGGAAATGCTGTAGGGGCCGAGGGCTTGACGGTGGCTGTCCTTAACGCCTATTGCCGCAAGCTTCTCCCATGTCTTGTAGACGGCTGTCTTATGCCTGCCACGCTTATTTCCGCCGTTACCGTATGCAGCGTTCACAGATGGCGGGAATGGGAGCTGCAGCTTGATCATGCGCGTTCCATCCCTGCATATCCGATCAGGAATTTTCGCTCTTTCGGATTGTCTCTCATCTGCTTGCGACGATTGCGCAGGTATTCGTTTCTGCGATCTAGGCGTCGGCGCCTTGCGGCTATCTCCTCATCTCTCAATTGGTGAATGAGAGATTCGACAACGGCTTCGGATGATTTGTACAACGTGGCTATCTCTATGTAGTCCATGTTCCCAGCCCGAAAGAGAGTGAGAGCGTTCATGCGTACCTTCATTGTGCTGCCCTCTGCTGGTAGTCTGAAATGATGCTTTCGAAGGCGATCAGATGCCGTTCGCGCTGCTCGATGTCGAACTCAGGGCGCGGCTTGCGGGATTTCCGGCCGTGCGTCTCTAGCCAGGTCTGGAGACTCCAGATGCGGGAGGAAATGAAATCTATCTTTTCCTGGTTTGTCATCCGGCGAACGCCTCCATGATGATAAGCTTGCGGGTCTTTGAAACTCCACAGAACCGCCAGCCGGCCTTTTTAAAGCAATAACCCCAAACAGGGTTGCCGCGGATCATCTTGGCCGGGACGGCATAGGTGTCGATGTAGGTATAGAGGCGCTCACCGGGCCAACGAGCCCACGCCAAAGCCATTGCCGCTTTGAGGATGCTGCTGGCGCGCTCGTCGCTTTCGTTGCGGAAGACCGCGCAGTTGATGCCTTCTTGTCCGTCTGCAGACCTGAATTTGCGCCAGACGCACAAAGCGCGGGCGTCGGCTGTCAGCAGAACAATCTTTTCACCTGGACCCGCGAACAGTTTCGGCTTGCGGCCGTCGATATAGACGTAGCGGCTGTAATGGCGATCGAACAGCGAGCGGGCGGTATCGTTACCGTCCTTCACTTCGATCCAGCTTTCTCCGAAGAGGAAAGGTTGTTCTGTCATGTCGCCGCCTTATGTGTGTTCCCATCTCCAAGAGTGAGGATGGATTTGTGTATGAAATCAGGCTGTTACGGACGGAAAGCCGTTCCATGTAACGCCGTCGATCGTCCGCCCTGACCTCTTTTTTCCGACCTTGCTGATAATCTCGTTGCCGAGGTGCTGATACCGATCGGGGTCTTTTCCGAATGAAATGAAGTTCAATGATCCATCTTCGAGCTTCTGACCCCAAGCCAGCCATTCGCCGTTTTGCTTGTGATGAAACGAGGATCCAGCATCCAAAGCTTGGTCGCGCAGATCGCGGAACCATTCGGGATGCGACGGACGGGACATATGACCGCCCTGATCGGTCTCGCCGCCGGTAATGATCCAGTCTGGCATGAACGCGCGCGGAATGACGATCGGGCCAAGCAACGGCTCGAATGATCCGAAGCTGAACAGCGGCTTCGTCTCTATCTTGGCAACCTCAAGTGCCGGCAGGTTGATGTCAGTGCGCTTCTGGTCCTCAACTGTGGTGCCGAGAGCGGCGTTACGCGGCAGCCCGCCGGCGGCGTCCGATAGCTTGACGATATTCTGCGGACGCTTGGTCAGCAGCAGATAGACGAGGTTCGGCGTCTTACGCATGACCTCGAAAGCATCAGCGCGCCATTCGGCCGGAACCTGATTGTCAAAGATGTCGGCAAGGCTGGCGCAGAATACGAACGGACGATCGCCATCTTTTTCGGCCTGCTTCTGCCAGCGGACAGGATCGTGCCACGTGCTGGCGCCGGTGCGCTTGCGCTCGCCGTGCGGTCCCCATTGGACCTTTCCATAACGCTTGTCCATCAGTGCCTCAGCATAGCAGCCGTCGCACGCCGGGGAGACCTTCGTGCAGCCCATCCATGGATTCCATGTGTGGCGCGTCCAAGATATTGCAGAGTTCTCAGCCATGACTATTCCCCTTTGATTTCAGGCGCGATGATGTAGGCCAATCGCCGAGAAGACCGCAGCAACCATCGTGCGAATGAGATGCGCATCTTCGCCGCCAAGGAGAGCCGTGGCCCGTTCGATTGCTCTGTCATTCTTTCGCAACTCCTCTCGTGCGTAAGCTAATCCGCTGACCGCCTCGACGCGGAATAGCTCTTCAGGCTTTATGGAAATTCTCGGATCACCATACCAAGTGTCCTTTGTGCGGGTATAAGACCACCCGAGATCGCGAGCTGCCTTGCGGATGCGCGTCTGCACATCGCCAATAGATCGCGGCGCTATTTCGTCTCTCAACGCTCTCTGACAAAAATCAACTGTACTCATTTCTGACTTCTCCGATGGCTTTTCGGACATTTCCGAAATCTCCTGTGGTTATCTCAGCTCGTTCGAAGGAGCGTTTGAGATGACCAACAGGACCACTCATGTAACTGGCGACAAGGATTTGATCCTTGCAGGGATTCCGTCCTTGTCGCCTGCAGCCCGCCGCGCTGGGCAAACAGCAAATTCCTATACCGGGCCTTCCGCCGCCGCTTTTGGTCCGGTTGATGCGGGCAAGCTTGACGAAGGTGTCTCGTCGTTAGGTTTGCTCGCAGTTCGCATAACGGCACGCTTTAAGCGGCCATCGATAAAGGTGTTTCGCTCGGGAGAGGTTGGGGAGGACTTTCCCCCGAGCGAAACGCTCGACGCTCACCGGGAGGGAGAGTGAACGTTGAGATCTGCAATGTGATTCTGCAGGTCGCTTTCAAGCGCCCCGTAATCGAAGCTGTCGTCTTCTTCTTCCTCGCGGCTGATCTGCGACGAGCGCCTAACGCTGGCGAGAACGATGCCAACGACGAGAACCAGGAAAATGACTATGGCCGCAATCATGCTCTTGGCTCCTTATCGCCTATGCGTGGGGAAGGCTGGACGCTGGAAACTGCAATGACGATCAGCAGAAAGAACGCCGCCGTGACGAGCAGAATGCAAATGCTTCCGGCCAGAGGGTGTTCGGCAATGAAGGTGCTCATGAACGTGCTCCTTCGGTGAGATTGCCGCGCAAAACTGAGGCCGTCGCCATCAAAGTAAGACCCGCGACAAAGCCGAAACCGAAGGCATTCATGATCGAAGGGCTGGAGACGAATGCCCAGGTTTCAATCGCCATGATCGCAAATTGGATGAGTAGCGTTCTCATGTCAGTCTCCGGTCTTTGTGGGTTGCGGTGGGGAAGGAAGGGGTTGCCAGTGGGTGGGTTCGTCAAGCTCAACGGTGTAATCGTCGTCCTCTGGGGAGAAGATCATCCACCAGCCACTGAATTTCGCGTCAGCTACGAAGAAGCCGTTCTTAGCCTCTCCGCAGATGAGGATGATGCTTCCGTCCTTCGGCGCCGTGTTGATGTCCTGCCACCGATCGCGGTTGCGTTCAGCCAGGATGGCGCGAACCATCATCTGCTCCGTGCTGACATCGTCGTTGTTCGCAAGGGCTTCATCGAGCATGCGATCAACGGTCTGTCTCACGTCGTCGGGAATTGCAGGGTGTTCTTTGTCTGGTGAAATGGGGGTCATGCTGCATCGTCCTTGAAGCGATATATCTTCTCACCAACGGCCCAGGTCAGATCTTCGTCTACGGCCACGTCGATATGATCACCGGCCTCGTTCACAACCCCCTACCTGCTCAAGAGCGCTCGCAGCGAAGAGAGGATCATTCATGCCGTTGGTCGCGTCGATCAGCCAAACCCACTGGCCATCAAGGTCTTCGGAGAAGTTTTTCAGCGTCGTGCAGTTGCCAGCCTTGTTGAAGGAAAGCTTGAACCGGTGCGCGCAGAGAGGCTTGACGATCTCGCTCATTTCCTCACTCCCAAGGCTGCCTTACGTCCGGCGTCGAGGCGTCCGATCAGCCTTCGGTAGATGAATTGGGGTAGTGTGCAGGGGTATGGAGCGGGAATGGCGATTGCTTCCCAGCGGTAGTTTCGGCCGTTGTATTTGAGATTGGTCATGCTGGCCTCGATACGGCGGCGACCAGCTCTGTGAGCTTCACAATCCCGCCTGTTGCTATTGAAATTGCTTTCAACGAACGAGTGGTCGTGTTGTGACCGCTCATGATCCGATAGAGGTGCGCACGACTAATGCCGATCTTGATGCAAAAGCCCGAAGCGCTCTCTCCGACATCACTAAGATATCGGCTTACAGGATGATCAACCTTCGGAGTTGCGGGCTCTTTTTTGTCATTGAGAGGAATTGCGTTCTCTCTCAAGAAGTCGTTGACCTCGACGGCGAATTTGAACCATTCCCCTCTTACGCGGAGGTGGCTGAAGCGAGAATGCAACTCGCCTTCCTCTTCCTTGCCTCCTTCAGTAACGCCAATGAGCGTGCAAACAGTAGGGCATCCGGTCGTAAGGCTGCTGAAGCGTCGGCGTGGATCGTTAGAATATCCGATCTTAACGAGGCCTTGCGTTTCGATGAAATAGATCACGCCGCCACCTCTTTGGCTTTGGCCTTTGCTTTGTCGCGCGGAGCGTTGGCGCTGACCACAACAAGCTTCTCAAGCGTCAAATCCTTCGGATCGACTTCCTTGCCGTCTGCCTTCTGTGCTGCCTTTAAAAGGGGCTGCCAGTACTCGACTGGTATGCTCCAGCGGCGCTTCATTTCGGAGACGCCAGACGGGCTTACGCCAAGGATTTTAGCGAGCTGCACGTTCGATCCGAACAGCTTGAAAACATCGAGAATGGTGTTGATCTTTTTTGCCATAACATTGTTCTACACGCATCGTGTTGCGTTGTCAACATGCATCGTGTTGCGGAAAACGGTATAATTTTTACATGAGCGACAAGGGCAAAAGATTGAGAGACGCGCGTTTCGACGCTGGATTCAACACGGCCAAGGCTGCCGCCGAAGCGTTGGGGATTCGCCCCTCGACCTACAGCGCCCACGAAAACGGCCAAAATGACTACGGTATTGAAGAGGCCCAGGTCTATGCGCGCCGCTTTGGCACAGATCCAATCTGGTTGTTAACAGGTGTCACAAATACCCAAAATCTAGCCCTTGCAGATGGATCATCTCCCTCTAATGTAGTACTTCTGCGCGAGACACCGAATGCCACTATTGGTGATGATATCTCGTCAGACGGGAAAAAAATCCCGGTCTACGGACAGGCCGTTGGCGGGGTGGATGGAGAATTCATAATGAATGGGAGTGTCCTCTACGAGGTTATGGCACCCCCTAATCTATCGCAGATATCTGGGGCATACGCTGTCAGCATAGCCGGCGATTCCATGTATCCAAGATACGAAGACGGGGAAGTAGCTTTTGTAGATCCAAGCAGGCGGGTGAGAAAAGGTGACTATGTCGTCGCCCAGATTCGCTACGAGGAAGAAGGGCCGATCCTGGCCTTCGTCAAAAAATTCGTCCGGCACAATGCGGATGAACTCGTAGTCGAGCAGTTCAACCCACCGAAGGAAATGAAGTTTCCTCATCACAATGTCGTGTCTGTGCATTACATCGCAATGGCAGGCAACGCTTGAAGAGCCTGGTGCTCATTACAGCCTGACGACATTTCTTTTGCGCTCGTCAGGCTGATTTCTCTGTACCCTATATCTCTATCTCAGTATGAATCTCTCTTTGAGATCATCCCTGCTTTTTGGTGAGATTGTTGTGATGTTCGCAAACCAAGAACCACGCCGGCAAACAGCGCGTTCCTGGCTCGGAAGGGATATCCTGCTCATTGGAGCCGATCGTCGCTTATTCCGCTACGTGCCAACCATCAACAGCCGGTTGCACATCTTGAGGTCTTTTTCAGGGGCTTCCCTGACGATCTGGGCACCTCACCGGCTTTCGCCGCCAGAGACCCATTAGGCCTGATCGCATCCCGTTCCTTGCCCAACATCAACGCACAGTCCGAACCGGTCCGCGTCATACTATGCGCTCTGGTTTGAAACTGGTTGCATTTCGATAACAGTTTGGTAAATTAACCATACTGGTTCGGTCCGCAAACCATTCTCGCCAGTCTCGCCCCGGCTCCTTCGAAGAGTGCGGGGCGTTCCTTTTATATCCTCCCTGATTCGCAACATGTCAACACGCTGGATGTAATTCAACATTCGTCAACACGATTGATGTTGACACGCTCCGTGTTGGGTGACATACTCCCCTACATCACCAAACGAAACCGAACGGCTCCGGCCAATCAAAGGGGGAATGTGAAATGAGCAAGACATTCGCAGAAACGTACACGATGCGCAGCCGCCACTATCAGCTTCTGGGCGAGGCCGGGAAGATGCTGGCCCAAGCATACCTTGAGGCTGATCATGAAAATCAGGAAGCCATCAAGGCCCACGTATTAGAGGCCATGGTTCATTCGCTGGTCGAACATCACCGGCTTACTCGGGAAGACATTCACGGTGCCTGATCCCCTTCGGCATCCGCCCTTCACCGGCCGGATATCGAAATGGAACACCTAACTGCAAACCCGGAGGGAATGACGATGGCAAAATTCATGGTTCAGTACAGCGTGAGCGGATCTTTCTCAGAGGTGATCGAGGCTGAAGACGAAGATGCGGCCAAGGCTCTGGTTGAGGCCAAGGCTTACGATGATGAATTCACCGCAGACCTTGATGAGGTCGATGACGTGAACTTCACGATTCAGCTTCTCCACCCTGTCATTCGGGAAGGCCAACGACTTCTGACGACACACGTCAGGGCAACCGATGGCATTCCGAAGTCTCACGCCTGACCACATCAACACCCCCACCGCATATCGGTATCGGGACACTAGGAAGGAATACGGGGATGGCAGACAGCAAGCACACACCGGGACCGTGGTCCGCTTCATGGTCGAATTACCGCGAGCGCGTATTCATCGTTAAGGCGGGAATGCCTAGCAACCGTGTTCTTGCCGAGTTCGATGGCGATGGAGACGGCCCCGACGATCAGAGCATAGCAGATGCTCACCTGATCGCCGCCGCCCCTGATCTGTTGTCAGCGCTCAAGGCCGTCCTTCCGATCCTCTCCGCCGCCCGCCTTCAGGTTGGTTTCGGCAAAACCCAGATGGATCGCATCGCTAAGGCGGAAGCCGCAATCACCAAGGCAGGAGGCTGACATGCACCCCTCCAACCTCATCACACGCTGGAACGTCCAAGTAATATTCGGCAGCGCCCCTCTGTATCTCGAACACATCGCCGGTATCGGAATGCGTTGGTCAACTGACCCGGAAGCCGCTTTTGAATACGAGGACCGCGAGGAAGCCGAGGCTGATGCAACGGCCAACGGTGGCGAGGTGTTCAAGTTTGAGCGCGTAGAGCGCCGCACTGACGGGTTCCGCCGCTTCCATGGACATAACCACACAGCACGGCTTGAGCGTCGTTTCGGGTTCGCCCCTTCCGCTGTCGCAGCCGAATAGGATCAGCCATGACCGACCTCAAACGCAAAGTATCATTCATCAACGGCAGTAGCCAGTACGGTCTCAACGAAGCCGTCTTGGAAATGATCCGCCGTAAAGGCCCATCGTGGCTGACAGAAGAGCAGATGGCAGAACTGATCGCGCAGAAGATTGCCGACGAACGTTTATCGCAGCGCATGCAGCGCCGTAGCCGAGAGATTTCCGCGAAGGTTTCTGAGGTGGGGAGCGCTGGACGATGAGCGATTTTTCAACCCTTTCGGATTTCGATCTTGCCTCGCTGCTCCACGAAACCATGGAACGCCATGACCGGCTTATCGACAGCGCACCCATGGGTGACGAGCGCATCTATTTCGCAAACAAGAAATGTGATGCCATCGAGGCAGAACAGAAGCTTCGAGGCTACAAGCCATGCCCTGATTGCTACGATTTTGGTGACAGAGACGACGACGCAAACGGCTACTGCACCTGCGTTATGGGCGAGCGCCTCAAGGAAAAATATGAGAGCCGCCGCTCCGCTCTGAATAAGGGAGGGCAGTGAGATGGGTGAGCACGAACGTATCTGGCTTGAGCCAGCACCCGGCGCCGACGAAGACTATGGGCAGCAGTGGTGCCAAGACAACGTATGGGGCGATGATGCGATTGAATACGTTCGCGCCGATCTCGTCGCCTCTCTCCCCACCAAAGCAGACTACACCGATACGAGGGGTCAGTGGCGCGTATTCGAAGATATCAACCCCGGATGGCGGGGAATTGAGATCGAAGGCGACAACGATGCCGACCCGATCCTGTACCCGCAGAAGATCAGCCGCGAACGCCTAGATAGGATCGTGAGCGCGCACAACGCCGCCCTCTCTCCCAATACGGAGACAGCGCCATGAGCATTACACTTTGGAAGCCAGAGCCTAATCTGATCACCCATCAGGCCCTCGGCAAGCTGTTGGAAGAACTGGGTGAACTCAGCTCTATCGTGGCACGCTGCCTCATTCAGGGTATCACCGAAAGCGAGCCGGTCACTGGCGCAACCAATTACAGCCAGTTGCAAAAAGAGATGAGTGACGTTGCGGCTGCCATCGACTGGCTCAAGGAGGTGTCTGGCGTCTCGATCGACACCGATCGCATGTACTCGAAGCTGGACGGCTATCGGCGCTGGCAGAAGATGCTGGAAGCCGACATGGCGACCGCATCTCTCCCCACCAAAGCAGACGACACCGATACGAGGGGATCGGCATCGCCTTATCCGCGTTTGGTGGCGGACGACTGGTTCAGCCAAGTTGTCTCCTTCCTCGTCAAGAATGACATGCTGGATGCTCGCGACGAATACGACATCAGCGACGTTATGGGGGCGCTCGAAGACAACTATGAGCCCATGCTCGTCAAGGCCGTCCAAGGCATAGCCGACGATTACATGACCAGTGAGAAGCATCACCCTGGCTATGTATTGATACCGACTTCCAAATTCGAGGCGATCTGCGCCGCTATTGCCGCAACCTCGACGGAGGGACGGGCATGAATTTGTCAGAACTCATCCGCCTCTATGGCGATGACAAAGTGCAATTCCAGAACTTGGACCAGTGCACCGAAGCCCTGAACATGAACAAGGGCATCACGAAAATCACCTTCGGCACAGAACAGCCTATCGGCCTCGACGGCACGGCCAAGCTCGGACTCGTCATGTGGTTCGACCGTGATCAGGTCGCCAAGATCATTGCTGACGAAAAAGCCGGCGTTACCTCTCCAGGCCCGATTGCCGCAGTGGAGGCTGATCGCGCCGAACAGTGGCGTCAGAGGCGAGATGCCGAAGGAATCAGGGATGCGGCGCGAGCAGCTGCGGATAGCCTTAGACATGAGCGAGACGCTTTGACTGTCGCTCTCACACAGATTTCCCAGCCGTCCGATTGCGGATGCAAGCCGTGCACCGGTCAGTGCAGGTCTGAGGAATCCCTATCGATAGAACTTGACGCCATTCGGGATATCGCCCGCGCCGCCCTGCGTGCTGTGAATGGGGGTGAGCTATGAGCGATATCCTGAACTGCCCGTTCTGCGGCGGCGAATCCGAGCTGCACCAAACCGGGAAATACGAACTCACGCTGAAGTGCGTAGGCGTCCAGCCTAGCGGATTGCGTGGTTGTGGCCCGAAGCTCGTCCAGAAGGTGCTGCCAAACCGTCACACGCTTGAATGGCTTGGCGGGAAGATGACCGAGACGTGGAACCGTCGCGCCTCTCTCCCCACCAAAGCAGACGACACCGATACGAGGGGATCAGAGCCGACCGTGAAGGCGTGGACGCCGGTGCCATATGACCACGAAATCACGCTTCAATCCGTGAAGGCAGCAGATAGCAACACCGATGGTGCAGATCCTCGCGCAGTCTTGCTGGCCGTACTTGGTTGCACTGAGACATGGGTGGGTGATGCCAGGATCATCGGCAACGTTCGAGCCGTCGATATCGCTGTAGCACTCCGCGCCGCCCTCTCTCTCAATACGGAGACAGCGCCATGAGCGATCCAATGATGAAAACCATTGACGACGCGATAGCCGAAATCTTCCGGCTCCGTGCCGATCTTGCCAAGGCTGAGGCAGACCGTGATGCCGCGAACGAACGGTGCGCCGCTGCGGTTGATGACTATAACGATGCGCAGGCTATGTCCGCAGAGATGGCGAAGGCGCTGGAGCCGTTCTCGCAATACGGGAACTGGACAGATGAGATCGGCTGGACGGACGAAGCCCCGCACCGCGACCCTCTGTCCTATTGGCTTGGCCCGTCCGACTTCCGCAACGCCGCCGCCGCGTTTGCCTCCCATCGCAAGGAGAGCGAACAGTGATTTGCCACCTACGCGATCTCCACGAATGCGGTTGCCCCGCTGACACCTGCGACGTTCAGAAGTCCGACACCCCGGAGCCTACTGTTTCATTCCCTTGGCGATACCAACTCGCTGCGGTCGTAACCGGTATTGTCATCACATGCTTTCTCTTCGTTGCTCTGTCTGCTGCGAATGA